GACCTCGTAACTCAACAGTAGAGTGACTGATTCTAAACCAGAAAGTTGCGGGTGCGAATCCCGCCGAGGTCTCCAAAGAAAGTTAATATGATATATTATATTTGTGAAAATTGTGGAAAAAGAATAAATGAAACAGAAATTGAGGAAAGCCAATTTCCGGAGTCTTTCGCCAGACCTAAAGAAATTGAAGCAATTAAGAATTATCATTTAAAAAAGAAAAATGAATTAGATCATCCCTCAATAGAGATTACTAATGATGATAAAACAATTAGTTTAATTAGTTTTAATCCCCCACTTACTGATTTTCCTATAATTAAATTTCATACGAAATATGATTATGTATTTTCTCAATATAAAAAACTAGCATGTTATCCACTACACGTTGAAAACGAGCAAGAAAGATTTATTAGTTGGCTTGGAGGTGATTTTGAACTACCTAAGAAAAGTGTAGTAAAATATCCTTATGACCCATACAGAAGATATAAGTAATAAACCACCACTTGCGAAGTTTGAAAATTTACCAACAGGTAAACCACATATTTCATTTTCAGAAATGCGAGATTGGGTTGAATGTTCGTATCGACATAAACAAAAACACGTTAATAAAATTAATTTATCCCGCCCAGGTCAAGCACTTGATTTTGGAACGGCGATCCACGCATCCTGTGAATCGTTCCTCAGGACAAGGACTATGGATAGTTCAATTGCTCATGAACATCTTAAAAAAGCTTGGGTCACCCATAAGGGAAATCCGGGATTCGAGCCTGAAATGTTACAAATATGTATTGATGAAGCAACGGCGATCTTGTTAGACGTCCCACCGTTCATGGATGAAAATTTTCCAAATTGGGAATATGTCGACGCCGAACATTTATTATATGAACCAATTGAAAATCATGCTCATGCATTTAAAGGATTTATTGATGGTATTATAAAAACGACCAATAAAGAAAAACAACTTTATTGGTTAATAGATTGGAAAACCACCAATAGTTACTGGCCCGCAAATAAAAAATCTGATCCAAATGTCACTGGACAATTAGTTCTTTATAAGAATTATTGGTCAAAGAAAATGAATATTAGTTTTAAAGAAATTAGATGTGCATTCGTTTTATTAAAAAGAAAAGCAAAACCAGGACGCCATTGTGAGATAGTAACCGTGTCAGTTGGTGATGTAACACAAAAACGACACTTAAAAATTGTGGGTAATATGTTAGCAAGTGTTAAACGTGGATTCGCTATCAAGAATAGAGATTCATGTAAATGGTGTGAATTAAAAAATACAGAACATTGCACGTGATTAGAAAAGTATGAAACTTAAAAAACATGAAATTGCAAGATTTGCCTCAAAAATAAACACTAACGTTGTTGGAGGATTTGGAAAATTGTTATCATACGTTAGTAAAATTCATAATAACATAATATTTTTGACGTATGTAGATATACGACATGGACAAAATAGTAAACAATATATGAATAATGGGTTTAAATTAATTAATAAAACAGCGCCGCGTTTTTGGTGGACTGATACAAATAAAAGATATGATCGATTTTCAATTAGGGCTACAAAAGACAACACAGAAGCCGAAAATTCAGTTATTAAAAGAAAACTAAAAATCTGGGGTGTGTCAAATTTAATTTTTGAGAAAATAATATGATTGAAAAGAAAAAGAAAATACTGTTATTAAGTGACCATGCCTTGAGTACAAGCGGCGTCGGGACACAAGCTCGTTGGTTAATTAATGGTCTTGTTGAAACCGGAAAGTATAGTTTTTTTTGCTTTGGTGGGGCAATATCACATGAATCATATGATATCATAAACGTTAATCCTGATTTTATTATTAAACCTACAAAGGGATTTGGTGATAAATCTTTATTGAGAACTGTTCTTGCGCAAATTAAACCTGATGCATTGATGCTTTTTACTGACCCAAGATTTTTTGTGTGGGTATGGGAAATGGCCGACGAAATTAATCAGATCTGTCCAATAGTTTATTGGCACCTTTGGGATAACCCACCAGTCCCCAAATTTAATGATGTTCTTTACGAATCAACACAAGCAATTAATTGTATCAATTGGCCAACGTATGAAATGCTCAAAGAAAGATTTCCTCAACCTGGAAAAGTGGGATATATTCCACACGGTGTCCCAGACGCCCTCTATAAACCAATTCCAGATGATGAAATTCTTAAATTTCGAAAAGAGTTATTAGGTAAAGATAAGTTTGATGATTTTATAGCACTATATGTTGGCCGAAATGCCCGCCGCAAATGTGTGAGTGATATATTGATGTCATGGAAAATGTTTGTACAAGAACTAGAGCAAAAATATGGTCATAAAAAAGCAACATTAATACTTCATACAGATCCACTTGATCCTGAAGGTCCAAATTTACACCACGTCGTTGAAATGTTAGGTATAGAAAATAATATTGTTTTCTCTAAAGACAGAACCGGGTTTAATGAGATGCGAACAATTTATAACGTCTCAGACGTTATTATTAACTCAAGTTCAAATGAGGGATTTGGTCTACCGGTTCTCGAAGGTAAGATGTGTGGGATTCCGTCAATCGCAATTAAAACCGGGGGACTAACAAGACAAATTGTTGATCATGAAACAGGCGAAGAGTATGGCGTCGCGATGACACCTGACGTTAGAACAATTGTTGGTAATCAATCAATTCCATATATTTTTGAAGATTATGTTTCACATGAAACACGCACACAAGCATTTATGAAAATGTATGAAATGGGAAGCGAAAAACGAAAAGAATTAGGAAAAAGAGCGCTCACTCACGCTCAAAAACATTATAATTTATCTACTGTTATAAGTGACTGGGATAAATCATTAGAAAAAACATGTAATGATTGGGAACTCTCACCTGAAAAGAAATGGAGTTTGGTGGAAGTATGAAAAAAGTACTACTTAGGGCTCCCGTTTTATCAAAATCCGGTTACGGCGTTCACGCCAGACAAATCGCTAGATGGTTATTGTCTAGGCCTGACTTAAATGTAGAATTTCAAATATTACCTTGGGGCGACACATCTTGGGAAATAAACCCAGATTCTCATGATGGTCTCATTAGAGAAATGATGACGCATAGTACTGATCCTACAAAAAATAACACCAAGTATGACATTTCATTTCAATTACAACTTCCCAATGAATGGGATTCCACTATTGCAAACTACAACGTTGGAATGTCAGCTATGGTTGAAACTGATAAATGCAATCCTGGCTGGTGCATTGCTGCAAATAAAATGAACATGATAATTGTTCCATCAAAACATGCGGCATCATGTTTAACAAACTCTGGGGATGTCACAGTCCCAGTTCATATTGTTCCGGAGGCATACTCTGATGCATTTTCAAAAAATGATCAAAACTTGTTGCTTCCTTCATTGCAAACACCATTTAATTTTTTGATTTTTGGTCAACTAACAGGCAATAATCCCAATAATGATAGAAAGAATATTTTCTATACAATAAAATGGTTATGTGAAGCTTTCAAAAATGATCCCGATGTGGGAATTGTTGTAAAAACCAATTTAGGAAAAAGTACAAAAATTGATAAACGAATTGTTACACAATTAATAACGAATGTTGCCATTGAATCAAGACAAAAAAATATCAATCCAAAAATTCATTTATTACATGGTGATATGTCAGATGAGGAAGTTTCATCTTTATATACGCACCCTCAAATAAAATGTTTAGTTTCACTTACAAGGGGTGAAGGATTTGGTTTACCTTTGCTCGAGGCCGCAACGTGCGGATTACCAGTAATAGTCCCATCTTGGTCTGGCCACACTGATTTTTTAAAGCATGGTAAGTTTATAGATATTTTTTATCAACTTGATAATGTTCATCAAACAAGAATAGACAATGCGATTTTTATGTCCGGCGCGAAATGGGCAAATGCAAATGAGGATGATTTTAAAAAGAAAGTATTAAAATTTAAAAACAATCCTACGATCCCAAAACAATGGGCCCTTGACTTAAAAACAAAATTACTTTCACTATATAGTTTTGAATCAATATCTAAACAATATAGTGATCTTATGAAAGACGTATTATGATAGTCATATTATCAATTTTGATATTAATATTAGTTGTTTGTTTGGTTTTAAGTGTGTATAGAAATATTCAATTAATGAATTCAATTGATGAGATTACAAATCAAATAGAAGAATCTCTTGATTTACTTGATACAATTTATGGTAGATTATATGATAAATCAAAAATTGAAGTTTATTCTGACGATTATATAATCAGAGAGATAGTTGGCGATATTAAGTTAGCAAGAGATACAGTTTTATTGGTTGCTACAAAACTTGTTTCATTTTCCGAAGATGAAGAAACACCCGAGAGCATTAAATAATGTTTAAAAGAAAAAAAATAATTGAAATACCAAATGGCGATGGCTCTCCGCCACCTAAAGTTCAACCAATTAAAAGGCGCCGAAGGGTAAGCAAAAAACACGTTGTAATTGAACCAGTTGTTGTTATAGATCCAATTACAGGTGTCGAAACAATACAAATACCGACCGAAACAAAACCTGAACCTAAATCAGTACGATTATATTTCCACGCTGGTACTCAAGCTGCGATTGTTGCATACCAAACAATGTCAGATCAAAAAGCACGCGAAAAGTTGTATGTTACGGAAATTATGCCAGCATTTGAAAAATTGGCAGAAAATCTAATTAATATTCATAAATTTACAAGTTTACATGATTCATTTGATGATCTTAAAAGTGATTGTGTATGTTTTTTATTTGAAACAATTAGAAAGTTCGACGCGTCACGCGGAACAAATGCCTTTTCATATTTTAACGTAGTTGCAAAAAATTGGTTAATTATAAAAACAAAACAACGTACACAAAAAATGCGACGAAATGTTAGTTTAGATGATCCTAATTCTTTGTCAATTACTGAACATCAAATTGTTGAAGATCATTATTTAATTCCTTCACAAGAATCAATCCTAGAAAAGGAATATACTAATCATTTTATTCTTAAACTATTATATGAAATTCGTACAAAAGTAAAAACAGAAAATGAATTGGCATGTATTAATTCAATAGTAACTATTTTTGAAAATATTAATGAAGTTGATTTATTGAATAAATCGGCTGTCTTATTATATATGCGTGAACTTTCGGGACTAAGTCCAAAACAACTTACAACTACAATGCAACTTGTGAAAAAGCATTATAAGAAACTCAAAGTTGATCCTAGATTTAAATTATTTTGAAAGATAACTTATTATGATAGAAGAAGAAGAAGAAAAACATCAACAAGAAATAAAGGAAAAAATTAAAGATTTTTCTTCTCTTTTGGCATCAATAGAAAATCTTGAAGATAAGAAAAAAAAACTGTGGACAGAAATTTATGAAAATGCAATTACTGATAGACAAAATGCATATATGTTATTTGTTAAGTTGAGTAACATAATTGAAAATAAATCAACTGAATTTGCCGTCCATGGTAAAACAATGACATCGTTTATTGAACGAATGGGAAAAGCCAATGATCAATTAATTAAATTAGCAGATTTAATTGCCAGCGCTGATCAAAAGAATGATAATTATAATCCCGATGACTTATATGAAAAAATGAAAAAAAACTAAATTCATATTTATTGGATTTTTTTTACGTTCAGCGGCTAATTTTACTACAAAGACATGTCTAAAAACAAATTTAATAATAAGCAAGCCCAACATGACATGGCCGAAGGTTCTAGACCTTCATTAGATTCATTTGATAATCGAAGCGCCCCGCCGTCATTTGTTAGAATGGTTGTTCTTGAAGTTATTTTTGATCCACAGTCAATTGATGAAAAAAAATTAAGTTATTGGGAACATCTTTTAAAAATTAAAAATATACGTTTTGGAAAAGTTCTTCCAAGAAACACTATTATAGGTCAAAGAGTTCTTATGGCGGGAGCTACTGCATCGGATTTACCGATGTTTTTATTTCCTTTTTTCCCGTCGCACTTATCTTTACCATGTAAGCCTGGTGAGCACGTCTGGGTAACTTTCGAACACCCAGGCGCAAAATATTCTGAAATTGGATATTGGATGTGTAGAATAACAGAACCACATTTTGTTGATGACGTTAATCATACCCATTCGCCAAGAAATTTTGATAAATTTATGTTTGTCCCCGGCACCGAAGGGAAATTTAATGGCAAATCTGATATAAAATATGAATTTCGTAATGGTAGTGTTGATGAAATAGATGGTGAAAGATACACCCCTTCAAATTCTGCACAAATTTCATCAACTGAAAATGCATATGAAAAATTAATAACAGAAACTGATGCGTCAAAAGTAACTCAATATGAATCCGTTCCTCGTTTTAGAAAACGCCCGGGCGATGTTGCATTTGAAGGTTCAAATAATACTCTTATTGTTTTGGGAACAGATAGAAGTGGTCATGTTTCAGAAATTGATGATCAAAAAGATGACGATTTTGGAAAAAATCACAAACAACCAGAAAATGATTTATTTGGTCAAGCTGGCTCGATTGACATGGTTTCCGGTCGAGGACAAACTGAAAAAACAGGGGGTACCAAAGTAACGTCCAAGACCGTTCAGGGAATTGATTTTAAAGAAGAGATAGGAAAATCTGTTAATGAGCTTCAAGAAAACGAGGGAGATCCTGATTACTCGAGTGATAGAAGTAGAGTTCTTAATAGCCAACGTATGTTGGTGGATGAAAAGTTTAACTTAAAAAGTCATAATGAAGAAAATCTTAAAGACGTAAAAGATTACAAAGACGGCGATGGAGCGATTGTAATCAAGTCAGATAAAGTTCGAATTATTGCCCGAAGCGATGTACAAATACTCGTTAGTAGGTTTGAAAGAAACACAGATGGAAAGATGGTTGAACAAACAGATATTAAAAAGTTTGCATCAATGACAATAAGGGGTAATGGAGATATAATTTTTATTCCCGCTGAAGACGGAGTGATAAAGCTTGGTGGAGATGATGCAAATCTTGCAATTCTTTGTCAAAAAGCCACCACAGGTCCAAATGATAATAGTGGTCATGTAACAGCACCGCCTATTATAGATACTATGTTTGGTAGTCAAGGCGGCGGCGGAATCTCAGGCGAGTACGCTAAAAAAGTATTAATGAAATGATTAATTATTTACAAAAAGAGATAAATTAATGGCAAGTCCTTATGGCAAAATATTGACTGACGTGGGGCTGATTGGCGCTAACGGTAAAATAAGCAATGCAGCGAGACAAAGATACGTTGCAGATGTGTCTTTGTTGTTAATAAACGGAAATCATAAAGGGAAAACATTATTTCCAATAAGTGAAATCATTGCGATGCCGCCAATACCAGGTCCTATTGTTCCTAGCTTAAATCCCCTTATATCTAAGCCAGAGAATTTTTTTTGGTTCAATCCAGATCCTATCCTCGCCTTAGGCACTATAGCACTCTTAAATAAAAATCATGAAACTGATTTTTGGCATCAAATATTCATAGATTTTCTTTTTGAAAAATCAGCTCTTATGCTCGATCTTCCCGGATCAACGCCATTTTTTCCTATATTTGACGCATCAGGTCCATTTGGTGTCGAATTGCCTCTACCTTTCACACTTCCTGATCTAGCGGCGGAATTGAAAATTTTACCTCCTGAGCTTGCAATCAAATTAGCAAAACTTGGAATAAAAGTTGCATTACCATCATTGCCAACGTTACCCGAAATACCAACACTACCTATACCTCTTGGGTTCCCCGGGGGTATTCCCTTACCTTTTATTGCGTTACCACCATTTCCCATGTTACCTGAATTATTACTAGGATTAATAAAACTTCCGGTTACTTTAATAGGCAGCCTAATAACAGACATCAGTCTTGCTTTTGACATCCCAGGATTGCCTAAAAAAATATTTGATCTTGCGTTTAAGGCACTTTTATTATTATTAGATGGGTTAGGTTTATTAAATTTGTTACCCAAAACATTTATTGCATCTATTATTGTTTATATGAAAAATGTAATAGCAATGGTTTGTGTTGTTATTATAGGTCTTCTTATCGGCTCTGGGTCAATTACAAAAAGCTTAGCTATAATGCTTGGATTAATACTACCTGCTTGATGTACAAGTGATATATTTAGTCCAGGAGATTTAAATGACTGTTTATAGTTTTAAAAGCTCGGGTTTAACACAACAACAAAGTGAACTTGAGAAAATTGTTAAAACAACAATGCCAATTGGTATTAAAACCCCACTTGAATTTGGGGCTGAGACATCAGGCGACATTTTTAAAATGCATTACAATCTTGCCGATCAAGTGCATGATAACCTTAGAAATCTTCTTCTTACAAATTGGGGAGAGAGATTGTGTCAATATAAATTGGGTGCAAACCTTCGTCCCTTAGCGTCTGAATTTGTTTCACAGGATGATTTTGATTCACAAGCAATATCAAGAATAAAAGACGCTGTAGGAAAATGGATGTCATATATAGATTTGGAAAATTTTTTATCAGAAATTGATAGAACAGAAAATACAAATACTGCCGTTGTAAATGTTACAATTACATATAATGTACCCTCATTACAAGTAAAAGGACGCAAGTTACAAATCAAATTGTACGTTATGTAACTCTAACAGTTATTTATCATAGCTTATGGCCACAAATATAGATAATTTAAAACAAGTAAGAAATCGTAGATATCTCGCAAAGGATTTTGACGGCCTAAGGGTTATCATATTAGAATATGCCCGCTTGTATTATCCTGATAAACTAAAAGATTTATCAGAGTTGTCAATGGGTGGACTATTGTTAGATATGGCTGCAATTGTTGGTGATAATTTATCTTTTTATCTTGATCATCAATATGGCGAACTAAATTACGAAACAGCTGTGGAAACAGTCAATATTGATCGAGCGTTACGCGAGGCGGGCGTGCCCATTTATGGGGCAGCACCGTCAGTTGTACCAGTCACCATATATGTAGAAATCCCAGCTGTAGTTGCATATAATAAAACAATTGCTGATCCAACTGCACTTCCAATAATTCAAACAAATTCAATTTTTACATCAAATACTGGAATTGATTTTTTGTTATTAGAAGATATAGATTTTAGTGCTGAACGAGCTGATGGAACTCTTATTGCCGAACAACGCATAGGACAACAATCGCCTAATGGAACGATACAAACGTTTATTCTCGCCGCCTCGGGCATATGTGTATCAGGAAAAGAAACATCTGAAACAATATCAATTTCAGGAGACTTTATACCGTTTAGAAAAATTACATTATCAAGTGCTAATATAACTGATATTATGAACGTAACTGATGGTTATGGAAACACTTATTATAAAGTAAATGAACTAACACATGACGTTGTATATAAAAACGTTCTTAACATAGAAAGTGACAATAACATAGTAAAAGATGCCCTCAAGATTGTCCCAGCACCATATCGATATGTTACCAACGTTGATCTTGCAACAAGAAAAACAACACTTACGTTTGGTGGTGGCAATGCATCAACGTTAGAAGATGATATTATTCCCGATCCTTCAGAATTTGCAATTTCATTGCCTTATTCACAAACATTTTCTAGAATTGCAATAAATCCTGAAAAATTATTAAGTACTAAAACACTTGGCGTTGCAACAGTTGACACAACACTAACAATTACATATCGTTTTGGTGGTGGATTGGATCATAACGTAAAAGAAGATCGTATTAAAACAGCAAAAACACTTAATGTGACATTTCCTGGAAATCCCTCAATTGCCTTGGCTGGTAGAATAAGAGGTGGAATAGAAGTAACTAACAAAATTAGATCTTCAGGGGGCGAGGATGCGCCGACAGCAAATGAATTGAGATCATTGATACCTTCGGTAAAAAATTCTCAGGAACGCATTGTAACTCGAGAAGATATGTTGGCTAGAATTTATGCAATGCCAACAAATTTTGGTCGTGTATTTCGTGCTGCAGTTAGATCAAACCCACACAACCCTTTAGCTACACAGTTATTCATCATTTCTAGAACGTCAGACTCACAGTTAATAACATCCCCAGATACGCTTAAGACAAATTTAGTTAAATTTCTAAATCCGTATAGAATGATATCAGACGCCGTCGACGTTCTTGATGCAAAAATTATTAATTTATCAATGGTGTTTGAGGTAGTAATAGACTCAACATTAAATCGTGCAATTGTTTTACAAAGTATTTTAACAAAATTACAACCCATTGTTGATATTAAAAACTTTCACATTGATCAACCTATTGTGATATCAGATTTCACAAATGCAATTTATACCGTAAGTGGTGTTATATCTGTAAATAAAATTAAGTTTACTAATATGAATGGAACAGTGAACAACAACGTTTACAGTAATTCAACATTCAGCGTTCATGCCAACACACACCAAAATATAATATTTCCACCTCCCGGCGGAATATTTGAATTCAGATATCCAGAAGTTGATATAATTGGAAGAGCGGTTGTCTAATGTATAAAATTTTAAAAGCAGATAAAGACGCTTATATAACAAATAAAATTATAAATAGCGTTCGAGCTGTTTCTGGTAATACGGGTTTGGCAGGCACACTTGATTTATTTAAGGTTTATGGAATGTCAGATAACACACCGCCAGATACGGAGTTATCAAGACTATTGGTTCATTTTAATTTAGATCCAATTAGACAAATGATAACTGATGGCGAATTAGATATTTCTAACGGTAGTTTTTATTGTAAACTAAACCTTAAAGACGTTTACGGTGGTCAACCAACGCCTAGTAACTTTATAGTTGATATTTTTCCTCTTTCGGCATCATTTACAGAGGGATTAGGAAAAGATATCGTTTATTATTCTGATAATGATAATTGTAATTTTTTATCATCATCATTTGATGTACCTTGGATATTGTCAGGTTGTGCATCCGGTGGGGGTGCAACAGCTCAGTGCGATTATATTACAGGAACAACAAACATATCCTCAACAAAGAAAACACAACAATTTATTACTGGCGAAGAGGATTTACTTGTCGATGTCACAAACTTAATTTCTGCCACACTCACTGGCGAAATTCCTGATAGGGGATTTAGGATATCATTTGATTCAACATATGAAACAAATCAACACACATATTTTGTAAAACGTTTTGCAAGTAAAAATGCGTTTAATGAAGATAAACATCCTAAATTGTTAATCGGGTATGATGATTCAATATTGGATGATACACAAAATTTATCATTTGATTCAACACAAAATTTATTTTTATATAATTACGCGCAAGGTAGTCTTTCAAACATCGTATCAGGAAGTGCTAGTACACAAATAAACGGATCAAATAGTCTTACGCTTAAATTAACAACTCCGATTTCAGGCGGATTTTATACGCTTTATTTTACGGGTTCACAACATAGAGTTGGAATTAATTCATATAGTGGAATTTATTCAGCTTCAATATTTGTATCATCATCAACTACAACAATTGCATCCAAATTACGATTATCATCATCAATCGAATTCACACCAGTTTGGGGTTCACTTGATGGAACAGTTTCATATCTTACGGGTAGCAAAATATCAATGTTTCCCTCTGCCCGGACAACAACAAATCAAATAGCCAAAAAATTTATTATTTCAGTTTTAGGTCTTAATTCTGTTCATCGTTCAGATGAGAATATTTCACTACGATTAAATATATTTGATCATACAAGCCCGCTTATAAAGGTTGTGCGTACCCCCATCGAATTACCAGGACTTGTTATTAGAAACGTTTATTATGCTATCCGCGATGTGTTAACAAATGAATATACAATTCCATTTGACACAACGCATAACTCAACAAAAGTATCAAGTGATGCATCAGGAATGTTTTTTAAACTTGACATAACAAACCTAACAAAAGAGCGTTCATATGTAATTGATATTTTGATAATAACGTCAAATAATCAACAAAAGTATTTAAGTGTATCTTCAATTTTTAAAGTAAGCGATTTAGTATAACAAAATACGTATTCATAATTGAAATTTACTAAATGGCAATATTAACTTCACCAACTATGGTATCTTTTTTGCGGCACGCAATGAATAATACGCGCCCTATTCAATTAACGTTTAGCGAAATAAGTGACACAAATATAAAAAGTTCATCATCATTTTTATATGATCATTCACAAGCCCCTCTTAAAAACACACAACAATTAAATATAGATTGGTCAAAATTTGAAAATCATACGTTTTTTTCATCTGCGGAAGCCAAAGTCAATTTATCATTTGATCAAATTATCAATGGATACCCATTTGATGGCAGCAAAAAAGACGTCGAGGTTTTTTTTGAAAAACTAACTGGTTTTGATAAATACGTTTTTGATCAATTTCCTAAATATCGTGGACAGTTATTATTTTCAGGTACACAAATTGGCGAAGATGATGACGGAACGTTGGGAACTTGGATCTTGACAAAAGATCATGCAGGATTTTTATATCCTGAAATTTCAAAAAATCAATCAGGTGAATCAATTTTAAACCCGCCTCAGAATAAATCATTTACATTCGAGGCCCATATATTCATTCCAGAAATTGTAAATGATACGCAGGTGATATTTCAAAAAATATCTAGTGCGTCAGATGGAATATCATTATATCTTCTTCCCTCGGCGTTGACCGCGTCTGTTACAACAAGGTTTAGTGTTATTTCAGGAAGTAATAATTTATATGTTGATGCCACATTAGAAAAAGGTAAATTTAATCATATATGTGTAACAATAAACAAAGATTATGGTTTACATTATCTACAATACTTTGTTGACTCTACACTTGTTTCAGTAAGTCGTGATAAATTTAATTTTGGAAAACTAAACATTGATAATTCTGATTTATTAATAGGATCAGGAAGTAAAATTACTTATAACGCCACGGACTACACGCCAACTCAAACATTCAGTGGAAGCATGGATGAACTAAGAATATTTCATTCATCAAGAACAACACTTCAACAAAGTTTATTTGCACAAAAAGCAATATATTCAACGTCGGATTTAAAATTATATTATAAATTTAATGAACCAGTTGGTCCCCTGAGCACAGTTACTGGTGATCTAATTAATGGAGTTGTTCTTGACAGTTCAGGTAATTCATTACATTCTTTGATTTCAAATTTTACGTCTTCGCTTAGACAAGATGTCTCAGATGATGCGTCTAGTTTAATGATATATGAAAAACTTGTCACATCTCCAATCCTATTTCCAGCTTATTCTGATGTTGTGACTCTCAATACAACATTGCTTGTTTCGGCATCGTTATACGATTCAATTAATCCTAACTTAATAACAAAACTTGTGCCCCAACATTACTTGTTAGATGGTGCTCTTAATGATGGATTTGAAGAAATAAAGGGTCAATCAGGTGATGCTTACACGGGAAATACAGGCCCAGGCAGTGGTGTGATGGGGAACGTTCAAATAATACTATCGTTTTTGTATATTTGGGCAAGATTTTTTGATGAAATGAAATTATTCGTTGATTCATTTAGTACATTAAAAACAATAGATTATGAAACCAATGATACTATTCCTAATAATTTTTTAAATGATTTTGTTAAAAGATATGGATTTAATTTACCCCCTTTGTTCAATGATTCAACAATTGAACAATATGTTGATGGTGAAAACATAGAACAAGAAATTTCAACAGGTGAGTTTCCAATTAAGTACATTCAAAATGAATTACTCCGTCGTGTACTTGTCAACATGCCCGGAATTTTGAAATCAAAGGGCACTCAACATAGTATAAAGGCTTTTTTACGCTCTATTGGAATTGATCCAGAAAATAGTTTAAAGTTACGTGAATTTGGTGGGCCAACAACAAGACAACTCTCGTTCGCTCGAGAAACCCGTCGTGAGCCAAGTACGATGGTAAAGTTTATATCATCATCATTTGCAGTTTCAAATTTTTTATCCGCATCGCGAGTTGAACCAGGATATCCCAACGTTGTTGGTCCCATGGTTGATGGAAAATCAACAACGGCCTCTGATGGATTATTAACGTCTGGTTCATGGACGATTGAGGGTGTATATAAGTTTCCACCACAACAACGACTGTTGATGACAAGCGTTTCTCAATCGCTTATGAGACTTAGCACGACTGGTTCTTCAACTGCAAATACAAACTTGGTAACAAACGTTTTAGCTATATCGTCGTCAGTGAATCCTAGACTGGTTGCCTATCTAAGATCAGGCGTCGCTGGTTCGTCACCATTATTGCAACTAGAGCTTGCTTTACCAAAATATGGCATTTTTGATGGCGATCGATGGAGTGTGTCATTTGGTTGTATGCGAAATGACTCCATAGAATCAAACGTATCATCATCTTATTTTTTACGTGCTTCGCATCAGGGTGATGATCAAGGTCGTTTTTATGTTACGTCATCTTATTTTCAAGAAGCCCCGCTTGGCGAGGCGAATGTTTTACAAACCATTAGTGCTCAATTAAATCAATCAGGGGCATTTCTAGAGCTTGGAAATAGAACTTTTAATAATGGAAGTGCTGCCGGTTATTTATTATTAAATAATTCTTCTGCGGTCCCTGGAGAGGCCAGAACGACAAATTTTGAGGGTTGGGTATCGGGCTTAAGGTTTTGGTCAC